ACTACTAATGCAGAAACATTACAACTTAAAGCCGTATCAGGTTCAGGCGCAACAGTTACATGGGCAACTGATGACAAAGGTTGGAAAGTTATTTATGTAGATGGTGTAGCAACTAACACAGGTGTTTATGAAGCGGCTGTAGGGAACACTGGTGATGTAACTCTTACAGGAACTCAAACTTTAACAAACAAAACCTTAACTAGTCCTAAAATTGGTACTAATATTTTAGATACAAATGGCAATGAATTGTTAATTTTAACAGCTACCGGTTCAGCGGTTAATGAACTTACACTAGCTAACGCTGCTTCAGGTAATGCACCTAGTATTACAGCTTCTGGAGAAACTAACGTAAGTATTAACCTTATTCCAAAAGGAACAGGTGCAGTACAGGCAAATGGAGTAGGTTTAGCAACAACAGGAAAAGCTATTGCAATGGCAATCGTTTTCGGATAAGAATAACAAATAGGAATTAAATTATGGCAAATCCAAATATAGTAAACGTAACAAATATTTTAGGTGGTAACTTAGGTTGGAACCTATCCGCTACAGCAACAACAACTTTAATGGAAGTTGGTTCAGATAAAATTGTAAAAATAAATAGAATCACAGTCGCTAATGTTGATGGAACTTCAGCAGCGGATGTTTCATTATTTGTAGATGGTCTAACAACAGCCGGTGCAACTGGAATTTCACCAACAGGAGCTAGTGCAACAGTGTACTTAGCGAAAACAGTTTCGGTTCCCGCTGACGCAACGTTAGTATTATCAGACACACCAATATATCTAATGGAAGGTGATCTTCTTAAAGGTGGAGCTAGTGCAGCGTCTGACTTAGATTTATTTATTTCATACGAAGTATTAGACGACGCATAGGGAGGTAATTAGCTATGGCAAATGGCGGAATTATTGGACCAGTTAACACAGTAACGTGTACATCAGTTGCTGCAAATATAGTTGCAGTTACAGCATCAGGACCTTATTCAAAACCAGCTAGTCACCCAGGTGCAGGAGCAGTTATGCTTGTTGCAGGTGGTGGAGGAGCTAGTATGGAACACTCAGGAGGTGGTGGAGCTGGAGGTGTAGTTCTTAGCCCATCTATAACTTTATCATCAGTTACAATAACTATTGGAGCAGGTGGAAATGGAACAGCAGGATGTACTCAAACTTCAGGAAATAATACAACAGGTTTTGGTCTTACTGCTACTGGTGGTGGTCATGGTGGAAGTTATAATGCAACAGCTGAACCAGGTGGATCAGGTGGAGGTGGACCTAACAATTCACTTGTACCAACCGCAGCTGGATCAGGTAATACTCCTCCAGTTAGTCCTCCTCAAGGTAATAATGGTGGAACAGGTAGTGGATGTCATGGTGGTGGTGGTGGTGGTGGAGCAGCCGCAGTAGGAGCACCCGGACCAGGCGGAGCTGGTGGAGCCGGTATCGATGTAACGCCAGTTTTTGGATCAGCACCTCAACCTTTTTATATTGCAAATGGATCATGTGCTGGAGCTTCTGTAGGTGGAATTTTTGGTGGTGGAGGTGGTGGAACTTCTGGACCATCTACTTCTGGAAGTTCTGGAGGAATTGGTGGTGGTGGAGATGGAACAGGTGGAGCACCTGCGCCAGAATCAGGAACATCAGGAATAGCTAACACAGGTGGCGGTGGAGGTGGTGGAAGAACAGCTAGTGGTGGTGTAACTGGTGGAAGTGGTGGACCTGGATATGCTTTAATAAAAGAAAATGCTTATGCAGTAAAAAGCGCACCAGGTGTTTGGTCAATGAATTCAGTATACGAATTTGTAAAAGATGATAATTGGGTATAAAATATATGAAAATTACATATTTACAAATAACAATAAAAAATATATAAGGAAATAATTATGGCACATTTCGCAGAATTAGATAACAATAACGTAGTCTTAAGAGTAGTCGTTGTAGGCAATGATTGCGTACCATCGGATGAACACATTGATGGAGAAACATGGTGTATTGACTTTTTTAAAGGTGGCACTTGGAAACAGACTTCTTATAATCACAATTTTAGAAAACAATATGCAGGTATAGGTTATACATATGACGCTGCAAAAAATAAATTTTTAAGTCCACAGCCTCATAATTCATGGGCATTAGATGCTAATGATGATTGGCAAGCACCGGTTACTTATCCAACAATTACAACTTATGGAAGTAATGATCCATTAGATATATATTTAATTTCTTGGGATGAAGATAATCTAAGATGGACAGCAACAGATCACGAAGATCCAATCAATAATTTCAATTGGGATGCATCAGCACTAGCTTGGGTATCCGCATAAGGAGAACTAAGATATGGCAAGCCCTTCAGGCTCACAAAACGGCGGGATACTAGGAGTAAGTAATAAAACTTCTTTCGGGAAGAATACTGTTACAACTAAAACATCAAATTCACCAAGCGCAGTTACAACACAACCAGGAACTACATTAGTTAATGCTATCGTTGTTGCCGGTGGTGGCGGTGGTGGTGGTATCGTTGGTGGTGGTGGTGGAGCAGGTGGTGTTAGGTGTCTTACAAATATTCCAGTTAGTGGTAACACTGCTTTAGGAGCAGTAGTTATTGGAGCCGGTGGAGCTGCAGGACCAAGTTCTTGTGGTTCAGGTTCTAGAGGCGCAGATTCAAGTTTAGTAATAGGATGTACAACATACACAGCTGAAAGTGGTGGAGGTGGTATTAGTAGACCAGCTTCTTCTGTTCCCGGTAATGCACCAGGTGGTTCAGGTGGTGGTGGAGCTGGATGTAGTTCACCAAATAAAAATGCTGGTACAGGAAATACTCCTCCAACAAATCCTTCTCAAGGAAACACTGGTGGAACTGGGGGAAATCAACAAGGTGGTGGAGGTGGTGGTTTTACTGCTGTTGGTGGAAATGCTGACGCTGGTTGTGCAGGTAATGCAGGTGATGGTGGTGATGGAATTTCAATAGCTGCAACTTATCCAGGAGCACCCGTAACCGCTGTTGGTGGCGGTGGTGGTGGAGGAATTAATGGTCCTGCAACTCCATCAAGATTAGGAACGGGTGGTTTAGGTGGCGGAGCTACAGGTGGATTAGGTTGTGCAGGAGCATCAGCTGGTGTTGTAAATACAGGTGGCGGTGGAGGTTCTGGAAGTGCTGCAGGTCCTAATGGTGGATCAAGTGCAGGTGGAGCAGGTGTAGTCATCGTAAAAGAATTAAACAAAGCAAGTGGTGTATGGTCAATGCAAAGTCAATTTAGTGCACAGAGTCAAGGACTATGGCCAAGATTTATTCCAAGTCTTACAGTACATTATTTAGTAGTAGCCGGTGGTGGTTCAGGTGCTAGAGCAGGAGCAGGAGGAGGAGCCGGTGGTTACAGAACTTCTTTTCCAGGTGGTACACAAATAACTTTAACAGGTGGAGCTACAAATATTACAGTCGGTGCAGGTGGAGCAGGTGTTCCAGCCGCTTGTGGTGAAGCAGCTTCTGCAATGGGAAACAAAGGTACTAATTCAATATTTAATGTTTGTGGCTCAACAGAAAGCACAAATAAATTTACTTCTGCAGGTGGTGGTGGGGGTGTATCAAGAGGTGGTGCTGCCGGTACCACAAATAAAGATGGTGGATCAGGTGGTGGAGCAAATAATGATGGTCCAAAAGCAGTTGGTGTAGGTAATACTCCTCCGGTTAGTCCCTCGCAAGGAAATAATGGTGGTGCGGCAGGTAACTCATCAGGTTATGACAGATCAGGTGGTGGTGGAGGTGCTGGCGGTGTTGGTGGCACAGGTCAATCATCAGCTCCTGGAGCAAGTGGAGCAGGTGGTGTAGGAGCTCCCAATAGTATTACAGGTTCAGCGGTTAGTTATGCTGGAGGTGGTGGTGGTGGAACTGGTGGTTCAAATAGTAATACTCCAGGACCAGCTAGTCCATGTGGAACAGGAACGGCAGGAGTAAATGTTGGAGTAAGTGGATCAGGACCCGCAGCAGCAGCAAATAAAGGTGGTGGTACAGGTGGTGGTACAACAGCAGGATGTAATAGTGGTGGAACTGGAAATGGTGGATCAGGAGTAGTAGTACTCAGATACACTACAGCGACTGCACCAAGCAGCGTATCAATTGCACCGGGTGCAAATAGTTTAACACCAGCACCAGGTGGTGTAACAGTAGCAACATTTACAGTTTCAGGATCCTTGACAGTAGCATAATATTATTTTATATTGTCTTTATAAAGACATATGCAATTACAAAATTATTATTACTGGTTTAAAGATGCCATACCTCATCATATTTGTGATGACATTGTTCGTTATGGAAAACAACTACAAGATCAAATGGCAGTTACCGGCGGACTAGGTGATAAAAAATTAAATAAAAAAGAAATACAAGATTTAAAAAAGAAAAGAGATTCAGATGTTGTTTGGTTAAATGAACGTTGGATTTATAATACAATACACCCTTATATTCATCAAGCTAACAGAGATGCTAATTGGAATTTTCAATGGGATTTTTCTGAGTCGTGTCAATTTACGAAATATAAAAAAGGCCAGTATTACGATTGGCATTGTGATAGTTGGGATCAACCTTATAATCAACCCAACACACCAAGTCATGGTAAACAAAGAAAATTATCTGTAACTTTATCTTTATCTAATGATAAAGATTATAAAGGTGGGGAGTTAGAATTTGATATGAGAAACACAGATCCAGATAAAAAAGCAAACACCCATGTGTTAAAAGAAATAAGATCTAAAGGTTCTTTAGTTGTATTTCCTTCTGATGTATGGCATAGAGTAAAACCGGTCAAAAGTGGTATTAGACATAGTCTAGTAATCTGGAACCTTGGATGGCCCTTTAAATAGGAAAGATATGAAAAAGAAAAAGAAAAGAATTAAAAAACCAAAACCAATAACTTATCCTCAACAATTAAGTAGAGAAGATTATTTTAAATGTCCTATATGGTTTGGTGATGCACCAGAATTTGTTAGTGAAATTAATAAAGCTTCAGATAAATATATTGAAGCAGCTAAAAAAACTTTACAACCTGATATAGATAAACGTAACAAAGCAAATAAAACTAAAGGGGATTTAGGTAGTGTTTATCACTCTACAACTTTAATTGGAGACCCTAACTTTAAATTATTAACAGATTATATTGGAGCAACATCTCACAATTTATTACTTGAGATGGGTTTTGATATGCGTGGTCATCAATTATTTACTACAGAAATGTGGGTGCAGGAATTTGCTAAAGATGGAGGTGGTCATCATACATTACATACACATTGGAATGGTCACATCTCTGGTTTTTATTTTTTAAAAGCTAGTGATAAAACATCACTACCTTTATTTGAAGATCCAAGACCAGGTAATATTATGAATCTATTACCAGAATTAGATAAAACAAAATTAACTTATGCTAGTTCAGCTGTGAATTATAGATGTCAACCCGGTCGAATGATATTCTTTCCGTCTTACATGCCTCATCAATACATTGTTGATATGGGTATTGAACCTTTTAGATTTATTCATTTTAACTGCCAAGCAATACCAAAAGGAGTATTAAATGTCGTTCAAGAAAAATAAATACAAAGTATTAAAACAAGCTATCTCTCCTGAGCTAGCTAAATTTGTCTACAGTTATTTTTTAAATAAAAAAAATATAGCTAGATTTTTGTTTGATCAAAAATATTTGTCTCCATTTAACACAGAGTATGGTGTATGGAATGATGAACAGGTTCCTAATACTTATTCACATTATAGTGACATGGCTATGGAAACTTTGTTACAAACTTTAAATTCTAAGATGGAATCTGAAACTGGACTAAAGCTATATCCTACTTATTCTTATGCAAGAATTTATAAAAAAGGAGACATCCTAGCAAGACATAAAGATAGATATTCATGTGAAGTATCTACTACGTTAAACCTAGGTGGTGAGTCGTGGCCTATATATCTAGATCCAACAGGTAAACAAGGTCAAGCAGGTGTTAAAGTAAATCTTGAGCCAGGGGATATGTTAATTTATTCTGGTTGTGAATTAGAGCACTGGCGAGAACCTTTTGAAGGCAAAGATTGTGCACAAGTATTTTTACATTATAATAATGCTAAAGCAAAATCTGCTAAAGAAAACAAATTTGACAAACGCCCTATGCTGGGTTTACCTGGATATTTTAAAGGGTTTACAGTACCTAAAAAATAATATATAATTTAATCTTGTGAGGGGATGATCCACCACTGATTCCCCTTACTTTAAACCTATTGAAATCAATAACAATCTGATATAATACCTAGTAAACAGGTTTTTATATGTTACAAAAATTAGGCTTTGCTCCAGGATTTAACAAACAAGTTACAGAAACAGGTGCCGAAGGGCAATGGTTTGATGGTGACTTTGT